AAGGATCATATGTAAACAGATCTAACTACATTAGAGTAGCATCTGTAGACAGACAAACACTTAATTACTTAGCTAACGATGGAGTTTCAGTAAGAACAGCAGCATACACTGGTTCTTTACCGGTAGCATCTTCTGGATCTTTCCACGGAGCAGCAGGTAATTTATATCAGTCAACTGAACCTAACAAACATTTCTCAGAAATTTCAGCTGGAAATACACAAGGTTTAGAAGCAGCAGATTATTCGGATGCTATTTCAATTTTAACTAACCAAGACGAATACGTTTTCAATATCGTTTCTGCTCCAGGATTAATTTATTCATTCGGAGATCATAAAACTCAATTAGATGCAGTTATTTCATTAGCATCTAATAGAGGAGACAATATTGCAGTAGTAGATTTATCTTCATATGGAACTTCAGTATCTAATGCAGCAGGAAATGCAGCATCAGTTAATAGTTCTTATGCAGCTACTTACTGGCCTTGGCTACAAATGCAGTCTTCAACTGGCAAGTTAGAGTTCGTTCCTGCCTCAGTTGTAATTCCAGGTGTATATACATTCACTGACGGAGCTGCAGCACCATGGTTTGCACCAGCTGGTTTAACTAGAGGTGGAATATCAGATGTAATTCAAGCAGAAAGAAAATTAACTAGATCTCAAAGAGATACATTATATAGTGCTAATGTTAACCCAATCGCTACATTCCCAGGAAGTGGAATATCAGTATTCGGTCAAAAGACATTACAGAAGAAAAAATCAGCACTAGATAGAGTAAATGTTAGAAGACTATTAATTGACCTTAAGAAATTCTTAGGAGATCAAGCTAAATCATTAGTATTCGAACAAAATACAATTGCAACAAGAAATACATTCTTGTCTAACGTTAATCCTTACTTAGAATCAGTGGTACAGAGACAAGGTCTTTATGCTTACAGAGTAGTAATGGACGACACGAATAACACCGCAGACGTAATTGACAGAAACCAATTGGTAGGGCAGATATTTATTCAGCCTGCAAAAACAGCGGAATTCATTACACTTGATTTCGTAATCTTACCAACAGGTGCAACATTAGGTGAATAAATTTAAAAGTTGAATATTTATAATAAAGATAACATAAAATGGCAGTATTAGATCCTAACGAAATAATGTTCAGAGCTTTCGAACCGAAAGTCCAAAACAGATTTATCATGTATATTGATGCAATTCCATCATTCATGATAAAAAACGTCAAAGCACCTACGTTTACAGACAACGTAGTAAAGCTAGACCATATAAATTCATACAGAAAAATTAGAGGAAAGAGAGAATGGGCAGAGATGACTATGACTCTATACGATCCGATAACTCCAAGTGGAGCACAAGCCGTAATGGAATGGGCAAGACTAGGATACGAATCAGTAACTGGTAGAGCTGGATATTCAGATTTCTACAAAAAAGATTTAACTCTTAACGTATTAGGTCCTGTAGGGGACGTAATTGGAGAATGGATCATTAAAGGTGCATTCGTTACAAACGGAGACTTTGGTCAATTTGACTGGTCTTCTGATGCAGTAGTTGATTTAGGAATTACAATCAACATGGATTACTGTATATTGAATTACTAGGAATAAAATACTTTATTATATATTAAGAAGCCCCCTTGTGGGGCTTTTTTTTAGTTTATAGTTGTTTCTAAAAGTTTATATTCGTATATTTATATATAAACTAGTTCTAATTATTAATAATTTATGGAAAATCAAGTAAAAAAGGCAGAAAAGCCTAAATTTCAAATCCCTACCGAACAGGTAGACATTCCATCTAAAGGTAAGTTATACCCATCCGATCACCCTCTGGCCAGTGGTAAAGTCGAAATGAAGTATATGACTGCCAAAGAGGAAGATATCTTAACGAATCAAAACTACATTGAAAAAGGAGTAGTAATTGATAAGTTATTACAATCACTAATCGTATCAGATTTCAACTACAACGATTTACTTATTGGAGACAAAAATGCAATTATGGTTGCAGCACGTATATTATCTTACGGTAAAGATTACGATATTCAATATAACGGTAAAGATATTACAGTTGATTTAACTGAAATCAAAGATAAAGAGTTAGATTTCGATAGTCTTGAACAAGGACAGAGAGAGTTTACTTTTGGACTACCTAAAAGTGGTAATGAAGTAACTTTTAAACTTCTTACTCATGGAGATGATAAAAACATTGACAGAGAAGTAGAAGGACTAAAGAAAATCAACAGAGAAAGTAGCGCTACACTATCAACTAGAATGAAGTACATTATTACTTCAGTAAATGGAGATAGAGAGGTATCTACAATAAGACAGTTTGTTGACCAAGGGCTATTAGCTCAAGATGCAAGAGCATTGAGAGAAGAATACGCAAGAGTACAACCAGATGTTGAATTTAAAGTCTACCATGTGGATGAAGACGGTGTTGGGGAGGACATCGACGTCCCTGTGACGATCAACTTTTTTTGGCCTGACGCCTAACGCTGCTGCGGAAACGCGAAGCAGATTATTTCGGCAAATACACGACATAGTATTTCATGGTAAAGGTGGCTATGACTGGCATACTGTGTATAACATGCCGATATGGTTAAGAAGATTAACTTTCAACTATATTAACGAGTGGTATAAAGAGCAAAACGAAGAAAACGAAAGCGCTCAACAACAAACCACAGATAATAGACCAAAAGGACCGGATATTTCTCCATCCTATAGCACAACGGCTTCTAAATAATTAGGAGCCTTTGCTATTTATATTAAACTCATAGGTAAATGGCGGAAGAAAAAGATCCCCTACAAGGTAACGAAGGAGCTACACAAGCACGTATAGATCAATTAAAAATGATCAATAGGGAAGGAGCGCAAGCTAAAGCAGCTCTTGAAGGGTTAGCTGGTGCCTTTAAGAATCTTGGAGCAGCCGATGCTGTCTTCGCCGAACGCGCAGTTAAGTCTAGTAATGAGATAGCAGGACAAGTAAAAAACTTTAGTAAATCATATAAAGATAATATTGATCTTGCTAAAAAACTTTCTGGTTTTACTACGAACCAGCTAAAAGATACAAAAACACGTAATGCTTTTGAAAAACAGGTACTCAAAGCTGAAGCAGAACAAGCATCAGTACAGGCACAAAAAGCCGAGCTAGCAGAAAGAGCAGAAGTACTCGGTCGAGAATTATACGCGAATGAGGTATCTCTTTTAGAACAGATTAAACAAGTTGTTTTAGCTGAAGAACAAGTTATAGCTGCTAAACAACAACAAAAAGACATATCTAAAGATGCGGAGGCTCAACGAAAAACAGCTTCTGATGCAGCATTTGAATCTCAAAAGAAGAGTGAAGACTTATCAAAGCAAATAGCTTTACTATCCAGCAAGGAAGGATTAAAAGCTTTTGAACAATCAAAAGGGGCAAAAGCAACACAAGGTGAGTTAGTTAAAATAATAAATCAGAAAAAAGCACAGCTAGCTGCTGAACAAGATAATATAAAAGCTCAATCGGAGCAAATGGAAGCTGCTGAAAAAATGAAAACTGACGCTTCCAACGTAGTAAAATCGGCAGAAGATAAGCTTAAGGTAGAAAAAGCAGTAGCAGAAGCATTAGAAGAACAGCAAGAAGACTTATCAGCTCAGGTAATTACCACTGATATGATGGTTGAAAACCTTAGCAAAGCAGCTCAAGAGATAGAAAATGGTTTAAACTATGCTCAAGGATTATCTACTGAAATAGAAAAAGTAAATAATGCCACTCCAAAATTTATAGAAGCATTTGAGAAATTTGGAGCTGCTGCATCTGGTATACCTATTATAGGTAGCGCAATTAGCTTCTTAACTGGTGGTATATCGGAGGCTTCTAAGAAGTTTAAAACACTAAAAGCAGAAGGAAAAGGAGCAGGAGAAGCGGTTAGAAAAGCTTTTGGAGGATTTGTATTTGCAGGACTTACAGCTGCATTAACAGCATTCATTTCTTTAGCAGTTGATGGAGCCAAAAAGTCTTCTGAAGCTGTAGTAACATTAAATAAGAGCGTTGCTGGATCGATGGTAAATATGCAAGCTCAGATGAGTCGAGTTTCTGCAGCAGCCGGAAAATTTAGTGTACCTTTAAATGAAGCTGCCGCTACAATAGCAGGAATAAATGATTCTCTTGGTACGTCTTTAGACTTTACCAAAGAAACTACAGAACAAGCTATTAAGTTAGCAAATAAATACGGAGTATCTGTTGATGCCGTAGCTCATATAGTTAAAAATTCAGCAGCGAATAAAAAGACAATGACTGAGACTGTTGATGCAGTCACAGCAGGAGTAGCTAGGTTTAATGAGATGAATAACGTCTCTATAAGTACTAAAGCTATTTTCGAAGATATAGGTAAAGCCTCTGCCACAACTTTAAGAGGCATAGGGAAACAACCTGGAGCATTAGCAGCAGCCGCTGCAGCAGCAAGATCGTTAGGTATGTCAATGGAGGACATAAGAGCTGCATCTGAATCAACAACAGACTTCCAGAAAAGTTTAACTGATGAAATGACTACTGAGATGATGCTCGGTAAACAG